GCCCGGTCGAACGACCGCTTCATGAGCCGCTTGAGATGTTCTTCGATCTCCGGGTTCTCCATCTCGCCGTACGTGTACGCTCCTGGCTTACCGGACTGTACGCGGATGCGATCAGGCGAGTAGAACTTGTCCTCCAGTTCGACGTAGCGGGCCGACATCTCGTTGTAGGAATGCCCCACGCGGTGCCTGTGCCACTCGCGGAACACGAAGATGGGAGCCTCGACGTGGAACTTGAAGTAGCCGTGCTCGAACGGCGAGCCGTGCCGGTTGCGCAGCAGCCAGCCGATCAGCTTGTCGTCGCCTTCCTCCAACTGCTCGTGGTGCGTGTCGAACGACACACGAGCGGCGTTGACGACGCTGAGGTCGCTGGTATCGGATGTAATGAGGGTGACTTGCATTGCTGGGATTCAATCTCCTTCGTGTTCGATGATTTGCGGGACGATCTTGGTCATATCTGCCGGCGAGTAGTCGGGTCCCTTCAGAACCTTACCGCCCTCGTCGTAGATCGGCCTGCCGTCCGCGCCGAGCTTGCTCATGTTAGAACGGTGGACCTCCGCGTAGGCCGCGTCGATGTCGAGTCCGAATGCTACCGCCGCGCCCTCCGTAACGTAGCGAAGGTCGCACAGCTCCTTCAGAAGCCGCGTAAGGCCATCCAACTGCTCAGGCAAGGTCTTGGCCTGGGTCAGCGCAATGAGGTCTTGTTCGACCTCCTTCATCTCTTCCTTGAGCAGCCGCAGACGCAGCCGGATCAACTGCTCGTCCGGCGGCGTCGGGACGGTAGGGTGCGGCTGTCCGTAGGCCCTGTGGAACTCGCGTACGACCGTCACCGGGTACGCATCTTCCAGAGCTTTCTACGCTCCCGTTGCAGGGCGGCGGATGCCTGGCGAATCGCCTCGCGGTTGGCCTCCGCAGCAGTGGTCTGTGGCCCGTAGGGGAACCTGCCGATAGCGGATCGCAGGGGTTCCATCGCCTCCTTGATGCGCTGAAGCGCGTATTCGACGTCGGCCTCTCGTTGGGTGTTGCGCTTATCCGTGCGTCGTGCGTGCATAGCGCGGACGCGCTGCGCGAACACCACGGCCGCTTCCGCAGCGGCGATCTCGTCGACTGGTAAGTCCTTCGGCATTAGGGAATCGTACCACATCCAGCAGCCGGGACCAGCGACCGGCCTCAGAGGGCGATTTTGGGCCTGAAGTGGTACGAATGTCCCATTCAGATTTGGCTCTGCGCCTGGGAATCTCGCACGTTACGCTGCGGGTCTCTTAGTAAGAGACCCAGCGGCGGCGAGACTTCCCAAAACCGGACGTGCGGAGAAGGAAGTTCCCGGAGGTTTCGTACCACCGGCGGCGCGGCGTATGGCAGACTAGAGGACTATGGATTTCGACCTCGGACGCGCGTTCGCCACGCAGGCTCAGACCAAGGCCCTCGCGCCGCATCCGGCGCTGATGGATCGGTCAGTGCCCGTTTCGGTCTACTCGCCGGGCGCGAACCGCCGAGATGCCGTCCTGAGCCAGCGCGAGGCTGGACGCCACGGACAGGCCTACGGTGGCGTCGAGGCTATCGACCACGTCTACGACTGCATCGGGCTGTACGCCGACCCAGCCGGTACCGCGCCCTACTCGCTGCGGAAGCAGTCGGACCACACCAAGCTGGTGCGGACGAAGTCCAAGGGCACGCCGCCCGACTACGAGATCGGCCCAGAGGATCTCTACAAGCTCCTGGCCCAGCCGAACCCGTTCATGCTGTACGACGAGTTGATGATGCTACTGGTCATCGACCTCCTGCTCGTCGGCAACGGCTACTGGATGAAGTGGATGCAGACGTCGGACGGCAAGCCGCTGGCACTGTATCGGCTCGCCCCCGCCCACGTCAAGGTCGTTCCTGGCCCGTTCGGGCCGGAGGGCTACGAGTACCAGCCGCCGGGTGTGCGTGACCCAATCAAGATCGTGCCTAAGGACATCATCCACTTCCGGCGGCCCAACCCGCATTCGGCCTACTACGGCATGGGCGTGATTCAGGGCGCTGGTCGCTCGATGGACCTCGAACTGGCCATCACCGATACGATGGCGTCCTACTACGAGAACCGGGCCGATCCGTCGATGATCGTCCAGTCTGACCGCCGTGTCCCCCGTGACGTGTTCAACAAGCTGCGCGCTCAGCTTCGTCAGCGCGTTGCGGGCACCAGCCGGGCGGGCGAACTGCTGGTGCTGGAGGCGGGCCTGAAGGCATCCACGCTGGACACGTCGGCGAAGGACGCCCTCTTCGACGCCCTGTCGAAGATGTCGCGCGACCGCATCTACTCGAAGTTCCGCGCCTCCGCGACGCTGTTCGGCCTGATGACCGAATCGGGCGGGTCGAACAAGGTGAGCGACGCTCGCCGCGAGTTCGACAACTATGCGCTGCGGCCCTTCCTGGATCGCCTTCAGCGCGTCATCACGTCCTCGCTGACGGCCGCGTGGGGCTGTGAGTTCATCATCGACTACCGCACGCTGCTCCCGCCGGAAGAGGCCGTGAAGGTTGGCGGTGAGATCGCCAAGCTGCCGGGCATCAAGGTTCGCGAGCTTCGTCGGCAGTACTCGCAGTTCGGTATCGAGGAGTCTACGGGCGATGCGGAGATTGACGAGTTGATCCTCAACCTCCCCGGCGAGGAACTGGACGAGAACGGCCAGGGAGGCTTCGCTGACCGGCCGCTGCCGGGCGAGCCGGGACGTCCGCCTCTGGGCGAGAACACCAAGCCGATCAACCGCAACTCCACCAACGTCGAGAACGCCCGCGTCCGCCAGGGCAAGGCGCTTCAGACCTTCGCGGAGATCGAGGCGCGGCTGGCGGCTCTGGGCTACGCCGAGAAGGCGGTCACGAACAGCGCCGGCGAGAACGTCACGGTCGGCAACCGACTTCAGGGCGAGCAGATCCCGGCCGACCAGTTCGCCGCCGCGCGCCAGGTGGACATCGACGCCGCCCGCGACTTCATCACGGCCGGACTGCGCGACGCGACCCGCCAACTGGAGCGTGACCTACTTGATCACGTCGAGGGCAAGGCGCTGAAGACCAGCGACCTCGTCGGCCGCATCCGGCGTTCGGAGGCCTGGAAGACCTTCCGTGACCGCGTGACTGAGGTACTGGAGGAGGGCGCACGCCGCGCTGTGATCTCTGGTGTGATGCACTCCGGTCGCACCCCGGAGGACGACGTGGACTACGACGAGATCGCCCGTTCGGTGGTCCACCGCCCGGAAGGTCTGCGCTCGATCATGCGCACCATCCGTGATCGCGTCGTCAAGCGCGTCAAGGAGACCCGCGAGGAGCACGGCGAGCGTAGTGACTTCGATGCCGCGATCCGCGCCAGCCTCGCGGACTGGGCGGCTGACCAGGCGCTCACCATTGCCGACTCAGAAGCCACGGAGGCCTACAACGAGGCCACGCTGACGGCCTTGGAGATGTCGGGCGACTCTGAGGTCTACGTTCTCGACGGCGACGAGCACGACGAGCCGTGCGTGCTGGCCAACGGCCAGGTGTGGGAAATCGGCTACGCGCGTCAGCACCGCAAGGAGCATCCCCGGTGTCGCCGGGCGTTCCTGGGCCTGGGCGAGGCGGCAGCCGCCGAAGTACTCTAGGTCAATGATCGAGTACGGCGAAGTCTTCAACGTCACGCGCGGACGCAAGAAGCGCAAGCGTAAGCCCAGTGCGGGCAGCGCAGTCGGCGTCAAGCGGCACACGCGTAGCCCGCGTGGACCGAACAAGGGCAAGGCGCGCGTCGTCGTTGATCCGTACCGTCGCGGTCGTGCGCCGAAGAAGCGCAAGAAGCGGTAACGTGGTACGCTTCCTTCCCCGCTATTGGAAGGAGTGACGCCCTAATGCAGTACTCACAAGACGAGTTCGTCGCCCTGATCGATGCCATCGAACTGGATGGCGGCGCGTACCTTGAGAAGCTGTGCCCGGTGAGGGAGTACACCTTCACCGGAGAGAAGAAGCCGAACACGCTGGTGTACCAGCGCGAGCATCCTGATGTTCCGGCGCTATTCGAGATCCCCTACGAGGCCACCAACTCGCTTGGCGAATCGCTGGGCGTGCAGCCCATTGAGGCCTGCGCGGTTGAGGACGATATCGGGGCGTGGCCGCGCTTTGGCGGCGATAGACTCGCTGCTGTACTCGATGAGAAGTCCGGAAACTAGGAGGCCTACCCGCCCATGACCTGCGAAGTCACATCGCGCGACACGCTTCAGCTTACGTACATCGAGGGCGACTTCGTGTCGTTCGTGCAGGAACTCAACATTTGCGCCGCCCAGGGAAAGCACTTCATGATCGCCTACGAGCGTGGACATCGCCCGATTGCTCTGGAAATCCGGAACATCACCGTTGTTCGGGAGGTTGATGACGATGCCTTCATCGGGTAGCACGTCCCTGCTCGCGCTCGGCGCGATTCTCACCAGTGTCAGCGCGACCGCCGGATGCATCGTCGGCGGTCTGGGCGTGATCTGGGAAGGCTTCGTCTTCTTCCGCTCTGGTTTGTAGTGCGATGGCCATCGGGCGTCGTTGCAGCCTGTGCGCGGTGACTTGGCCTGATGACGTCCTGTTCATGGCCTGCCCGGATTGCAAAGAGGCGACATACCGCTGCGGGAACGTCGAGCCGATTCCTGAGGAAGAAGCTCGACGTGTCCTGCTCTTCAAGTGTTTTGATGAGTACTACGAGCGTCGCTGTGAGCGCAGAGGCGTTCCGGCGGACGGTCCATTGTTGGTGATCGCATGATTCGTCCGTTCGACCGCATTCTACTGGCCTTCTGGATCGCTTTTCCCACTTATCTCTTGTGGGCCGACAAGGCGGGGTACGACGAGCGCCTTACAATCGCTATCTGTGGCGCGCTCATGGCTTTGAACGTACTGTGCGGGTGGCCTACCGTGCGTTCACGCCGGCCGAATCCAAGACAAGATTCTTGATACGATTCTTGGTCCCGCTGAGGAACTTGGACCTCTCCCGCGCTACCCCCGCACGGCCCCCGTCCTAGCCACTCGCGGTACCCGACTGACCAAGCCTGGAATCCAGGAGGATTCAACCTTGCCCGACACCCTAACCGCGCCGTTTGAGACCTCATTCGCTCACGGTATCTACAAGCAGAAGTACGCCAACGGTAACGAAGAGTGGCTAGATACAGCTAGCCGCGCCACGTTCTACCCGTTGGACGCTATCGGGATGGAGGAGTCCTGGGAGGCGTACGGCATTGTAAACCTCATCGCGGATCGCAAGTTCCTTCCTGGCGGTCGCTACCTCTACGCCTCCGGACGGGGCCTGCATCAGGTCCAGAACTGCGCGCTCTACCGCGCCGAGGACACGCGCGAAGGTTGGGCGGATCTTATGCGGAAGTACTGCATGAGCCTCATGACTGGAGCAGGCGTTGGCACGGACTACTCAGACGTGCGCTGCTCTGGTTCGCTCATTACGCGTACGGGCGGGACCGCCAGCGGCCCCATCAGCCTGATGAAAATGGGCAACGAGGTTGGCCGCAACGTCATGCAGGGCGGTGCCCGTCGAGCCGCGATCTGGGCGGGCCTGTCGTGGTGGCACGCCGACATCTTCGACTTCATCACGGCGAAGGACTGGTCGGATGAGGTGAAGGCGATGAAGGAGAAGGACTTCACCTTCCCGGCCGACCTGGACATGACGAACATCAGCGTCATCCTCGACAAGTCCTTCTTCGCGGCCTACCAGAGCAGCCCCAACCTTGAAGGCGACCTCGTGGAGGCGTACGACGCGCTCTGCGCGGAGCGCGGGTTCAGCGCGCCGGACGGCCGTGAGTGGCACGAGTGGGCACGCGACGTGTACGACCAGACGGTCGAGCACATGCTCACCACGGCTGAGCCTGGCTTCTCCGTCAACTACGACAATCCTAACGAGTCTCTACGGAATGCCTGCACGGAGATCACGTCGGAGGACGACTCCGACATCTGCAACCTGGGTTCACTGAATCTCGCGCGGTTCGACACCATCGAGGAGTTCCGCAAGGCTACCGAACTGGCGACGCTGTACCTGCTGGCGGGAACGGTCTACTCTGACCTTCCCCATGAGGAGGTCTATCAGACGCGCGAGAAGAACCGGCGACTGGGCCTGGGCATTATGGGCGTCCATGAGTGGCTGCTGAAGCGCGGTAAGCGGTATGGCCCGGACGCTGAGCTTGGCGAGTGGCTTCAGGTCTGGGCGGATGCTTCACGGCGCGCGGCCGACCATTGGGCGGATCACTTGGGCATCTCCCGGCCGGTGAAGGTGCGCGCTATCGCGCCGAACGGCACCATCGGCATCATCGCGGAGACCACGACGTCGGCTGAGCCGATCTTCGCGGCGGCGGTCAAGCGTCGTGTGCGCAACGCGAGCGCGAAGGGCGACACCATCGAGTACGAGTATGTGGTCGATCCTACGGCCGCGCGGCTGATCGCGGAGGGCGTCGATCCGCTGCTCATCGAGGACGCGTACCTGCTGTCGTACGACGTGGAGCGCCGCGTGGCGATGCAGGCGTGGCTACAGCAGTACATTGACCACGGCATCTCATCCACGGTGAACCTGCCTGCTCCCGATGCGCAGCCTTTCACTCACGAGGAGTTCGGTGAGATGCTGCTGAAGTACCTGCCGAAGCTGCGCGGCATCACCGCCTACCCGGACGGTTGCCGTGGCGGTCAGCCGCTCACCGCCGTTCCCATCGAGTACGCGATGGACAAGGTCGGCGTCCGATTCGAGGAGAATGAGGATCGCTGTGTCGGCGGCGCATGCGGAGTGTAGCTCGCTGTCCTTGCAGAATGTGACGAAACATCGAGGCCCGCTGTCAGCGGGCCTCAGCTAGTTCTTCTGGCACTAGATCGTCAGACCCGCATGAGGAGCAAACCAACCTAACTCCGTTACCGTGCCTTCCTTGTCGAAGCTGTAGGTTTTCGATGGCGTTGTTAGTCTTGTCTCCGTCGATGTGGTGGACAGTCTCGGTAGGGAGTAGGGCACGTCCTAGGTGGTCAGCCATTACCTTCCGGTGCTGGGGAACTCGAAGACAGGATCTGCGTCCGTCATTTCGCAAGGTTCCAAAGGGACGGGCCATTTCTTCGGCATAAGTCCAGTCTTCAGTCACTATCTCGTACACATAGCCATTCGCGTCGATATGCCACCCGCGAGCCTTTAGGTTTCGGCCTGTAGGACGTACAGTTCCTCCAGCGCGTCGAACTTTTGCTAGGACTCCCTGGGCGCTGTAACCGATTTTCTCGGCTATGGACTGCGCGCCGAGACCCGATTCGTACATCTTGAGTACTTCCTCGTCAGAAACTCTCATGACTGAAATGGTATCGACATTTCAGTCAGGTCACTCCCGCCCGTACCATTTCGTGCTATGGGAATCGAACTGCCCGTGGACTTCTTCGTCAAGCCGGTGGACGGCCGGGATGACCTCATCGCGTTCCGCTATGACTTCGACGTCAAGGCACTGGACGACCAGCAGGTCGTCACTGAAACCGAAGATGGTGACCTCATCATCGAGGGCTACGCGGCCGTCTTCGAGGGAGTGGATCGGGAAGGCGAGAACTTTGCCCCTGGTGCATTCCAGCGCGGCATCAAGTCCTTCCTGGAAGGTCAAGCTGGTCTGTGTTACCATCATAAACACGACAAGCTGCTTGGAAAGGTTCTTGATCTCCGCGAGGAGGAGGGCAAGGGTCTCTGGATGCGCGCGAGGGTAGACGCCGCTATCAAGAAGCATCCGGAGCTTGGTACGTACTACGAGCAGATCCGGCGTGGTTCACTCAACGCGCTGTCGGTGGGCGGCTTCTTCAAGCGCATGCGCGACAAGATCGTGGACATGGACTTTACCGAGGTCTCGATCACGCCCGTTCCGGTACATCCCGGAACCAACTTCGCTGTGGTAGCGGGGAAGGCTCTTGCATCCGACCTCAAGGCGGAACACGTCACCATTCCGGACCTTCCGGAGAACGAGATCCGCGAAGAGGACTTCATGTGGTTGCAGGAGTCCATCAACACACTCGACCGCATCTTCGCTCGCCTTGATAAGCGAGGAAGTAAGGACGAGTCTGACAGTGAAAACGCCGTCGTTGGCCTCTAAGGGGCCGTTGTCACAACCAACTGTAGCCTTGGAGGCACAATGGACCGTCTGAAGGAACTTACTGACCGGCTGTCTGCCCTGGAGGAGAAGGGCAACGCCATTCTTGCTGAGGCCGAGGCCGGCAGCAAGTCGTTTGCTGACGCTGAGTCGATCATCGAGTCGATGAAGCCTGAGCTTGAGACTCTGAGCCGCGAGCGCGAGGCCGCGCTCCAGGCGAAGGCCCTCGAAGACATGCGTGGGGAGTTCTCGAACCTCCAGAAGGTGATCGAGGATCTGCGCAAGCCCGGCCCGGAGTTCCAGGGCATCACGATGGACGACGAGGGCAAGGCTCTTGGCGACTCGAACGACCCTTACGCGTCGGGCGAGTACTCCATCTACCAGGACGTTCGCATGGCCAACAAGGGCGATGCGGCCGCACGGGAGCGTCTGACTCAGGGCATTCAGGGCAGCCTGAACTCTGAGGGCAAGGCGATGACGGAGGGCACGGCTGCTCAGGGCGGCTATCTGGTCCGGCCGCTGGTCGAGCGTCAGATCGTTGAGGCCAAGGAGCTTGACAACGTCATCCGGGGTCTCTGCTCCCGGCTCAACGTCAACACCAACGCGATCCAGCTTGACCAGCTTGGTCTGAGCACGACCGCTGGTTGGGTGGCTGAGCTTGCTCAGAAGCCTGAGAGCACGGGCATGACGCTGGCGACCGTGACGGCGAACGTCTTCACGGCGGCTGGCCTGGCCACGATCTCGAACCAGCTTCTCGCTGACTCGCAGCCCGCCGTTGACGGCCTGGTCACGCGCGACCTCGCTAAGCGCCTCACCGCGCTTGAGGAGACCGCGTTCCTCGCCGGTACCGGCACCGGGCAGCCGCTGGGCATCCTCAACACGCCGGGCATCGGCGCTACGGCGCTGACCTCGACGTCGGTTGTCGATCTGCTCGACGCCATCCTCGACGCCATCATGGACGTCGAGTCGGACCACGGCGCTCCGACCGCCATCGTCATGCACCCGCGCACCTGGACGCGCATCCTGAAGTCGCGTGACGCTCAGGGCGCGTTCTACATCGACCCGGCGGGTGGCGTGCAGGACCCGCGTACGGGCCTGCGTGGGCCGGTCAAGTCCCTCTGGGGCTACCGCGTCGTCACGTCGAACCGGATGCCGACGAACCTGGGCACTGGCACGAACGAGTCCCGCGTGATCGTCGGTGACTTCTCGGAGGCGCTGATCCTGGACCGCCAGGGCATCACCGTCGATGAGTCGCCGCACGTCTACTTCACGACCAACCAGACCGTGTTCCGCGCGGAGATGCGCGTCGGCTTCACCGCCGCTCGCACCCCGACCGCGTTCAACGTCGTCGGCGGCGCTGGCCTGGCCAACGGCTAAACCGGCTGACCACTAGAAAGGACTAGGAACAATGTCTGACAGCATTCCCGCCCCGGAGGCCCCGGAGATCGTGGCGCAGGACGCCAAGGTCGTTGGCGACGACAACCTGGAGGTCCGCGAGGTCTCCGTGGACGTCAACAAGGACACGGTCGCCGCGCAGGTCGCGCCTGAGCGCGAGGCCCCCAGCGACAAGGTCTACCAGCACGAGGTCGCGGTTGCGCTGGACGAGGTCATCACTGACCCGTCCTCGCCGCTGGCAGTGCAGATCCCGGACGCCGGTCGCGGCTTCCTCGATCTGCCGATCCACCGCCTCGATGCGAAGCGCCCGGAGGACGTCTTCGCTGCGGAGGCCTCTCAGGCGGACGAGGATTCGGACGACGAGTCGTCCGATGGTGACAGCCCCAGGCTGTAACCGCTAGGAACACTACCCGACAAGAGTACGAAGGGCCGCTCAGAGCGGCCCTTCGT